GTAAAACATTGGCTGAGGCACGAAAAGCTATGGAGAAGCTTCGTCATTACAACATTAGTTTTTACACCCTGTACTTGGCTGAATATCATGTTCTTCATCATCGGCAATTGTTGGAAAGAGGACGGATGATCAAAATTGGCATGCCTTGGTGGCGAGGGGGTGCTTTGTCATTTTATAACTCAATCAATGGATCCGATCCTGATATGCGTTATTCCGATGGTGATGTCCGAAACTTTGATATGTCTGTTAAGCGGCATTTTATGGAGATGTATGTAGCAAGTGCCGGTGTCTACATGAGGGATGATCAGAATAAACAGACGTACGTTAACTTGCAGCGTTACGTTTTGAGGAGGCTCACGCGTCGTCCTACCCATATGTACGGGAATACCTGGCGAATGATATTTGGTGGAATGCCATCAGGTGCATATTCTACGTCACATGGTGATTCATGGATACTTGGATTAATGTTCTGGTTTTTCTTTGAATTTACGCGAGTCCAGTATCCTTCTTGGCGCCAAAAATTAGACGTGTATTACGCCATGGGTCAAATAATATTTGTTGATTATGGTGATGACCACGTCATAGGTGCCCATAAAGCCGTCTATCACTTAATTAACGAGAAGAAATTTGCTGAATTTCTTTTTAAGTACTTGGACATGTTCATTAAGGATATCAAAATGGATGCACCTGCATTGAGTGTTGCAAACGAATTTGGTGGGGTTTCAAGTGCAGGTGTAGTGTTTTTGAAGAGATACTTAATTGCAAAACCACGTCATTTTACTGAGGAAAAGATTGCAAGTGTAGTTCCATATCGCCCTACATGGAATTATTATTATAAAATTCCTTTTGGAAGTGACGGACCTCGCACAATAATGGATTGTGTTTTATCCACGATAGGTAATGCTTATGACACGATGGGCACTAATCTTCATGCCTATACCTTTTTGAAGTTTATTAATACATTTCTTATGGCTCAACCCGCGATGCATAAAATTTCAATAAGAGAAATGTATTTGGAACATGTTAAACGTACTGAGAGAACTGATGTCACTAGAATGATGCGTAAATCAAGCATTTCAATGGATGAGTTGTGTCGCGGGTTTCCTTCACTAAGTGATTTGGAGTTGAGGCATGTGTACGATGCTGATTACCAAGACTTTACTCCTGATATTCTTCGACCATACTCTTAAAAAAAAAACACGC